TCCTAACGATCCTAATGATAAGGTCATGCAATTTATCGGAAAGGTTGGACTATTATGTCCGATGAAGAAAGGAACTGGTGGAGGCGAACTAGTTCGAGATAAGGGCGATCAATATTTAGTAGCAATGGATAAATGGAGCAAACTATCAGACGAAGAAAAGATGAAGTCTAAGGTTCCTGAACGATTTGCTAGTGTCACTGGTGCTAAGGGTTATGAGTGGATGGAATCAGAAATGGTATCTGCTCTAAATAAACAAGATGATATTGATTTAGATTATTACAGAAAACTTGTCGATGGGGCTGTTGAGACCATCGAGGAGTTTGGAAGTTTTGAAGAATTTGTTACTTGTGATATTCCACCATATGAGAGAATGTTACCAAGTATTCAAAGTGATGAATTGCCATTTTAAGAAAGAAGGAGGAAATAAAAAATGGAAAGACCAATCGTTGACGACATTATTATTGAAGGAGCTAAGTTGTTATTTAGAAACTTTGCAGGAGCTCCAACTAAGTTCAATCCAAAAGGTGGAGATAGAACATTTGCGGTGTTAATTAAGGATCATGAATACGCGGAAGCGTTAATTGCTAATGGATGGAACATCAAGCGTTTCAAAGAAAGAGAGACCGATGACCCTGAATTAGGTCCAGATTATTATTTGCCAGTAAGTGTTAATTTTACATCTGGCCGACCACCACGTATTGAATTGATTACACGAAGAAAGAAGACTCGTTTAGATGAAGAAACCATTGCAAGTCTTGACTATGCTGATATTACTAATGCTGACTTAATTATTCACCCATCATTCTGGGAAGTTGGTGACAAGTCAGGAATCAAGGCTTATCTAAAGGCTGGATATATTACAATTCAGCAAGATGAGTTCTCTGAAAAGTATGCTGATTTAGAAGAATCATTCTAAACCATTTTATAGAGGGTGTTATTTGAAGCACCCTCTTTTTATTTTTGATAGGAGGTTTAAATGATAGAATTATATGAGGAACAAAAGAAGGCGCTAGCCAAGATGCATCCAGAGTGTATATTAGTTGGCGGAACCGGTTCTGGCAAAACGTTGACCTCTTTAAGTTTCTATAAACAAAAGTATTCACATCTTAAACTTTATATTATAACTACTGCCAAGAAAAGAAACACTAGCGACTGGATAAAAGAAGCATCCTTAATTGGTGTTATTCCTGAAAAAGTAGACAGTTGGAATAATATTCAAAAATATCTTAATGTACATGACTCGTTTGTGATATTTGATGAAGCCCACCAAGGAGGTATGGGAGTTTGGGCAGATTCGTTTGTTAAGATTGCTAAGAAGAACACTTGGATAATATTGTCTGCTACACCTGCTGATAATTATAATGATCTTAGATCAGTATTTATAGCAAGAGGATTCTTTAAGAATAAAACTCAATTTAATCGAGAGCATGTTGTATTTAATCCACATGTCAATTTTCCACAAGTAGATCGATATATTAATACTGGTATTTTAGAGAGATATCGACGAATGACATATGTGGATATGAATGTCGAAAGACATACCACCCAACATCATGAGAGAATTAGAGTTAGCTATGATCAACAACTATATAAAGAAGTTGTTATTAATAGAAAGAACCCATTTAATAATTATGAGCCTATTCAGAATGCTAGTGAGTATTGCTATACATTACGTCGTATAGTTAATTCTGACATGTCTAGAATATTTGAACTCAATCGCATATATTTACTTAATCCAAAAATAGTAGTATACTATAATTTCGATTATGAATTAGATATATTGAGAAGCTATGCTTCTAGCAATAATATTCCATTTGGCGAACTGAATGGTCATAAGCATGACGATATTCCGAATACAGATACTTGGTTGTATTTTGTTCATTATTATCATTCGGAAGCTTGGAATTGTATTGAAACTGATACAATGGTTTTCTACAGCCAGTCTTATTCTTATAGAACAATGATCCAAGCAGCTGGAAGAATCGATAGATTGAATACTAAGTTTAATGATTTGAGTTATTATCACTTAATAAGTGGCGCATCTATTGACCAAGCAATATTAAGAGCATTGTCAAAGAAAAAGAAATTTAACGAATCTCGTTTCATTAAGATTGGAGGTATGGATGACAAAAAAGAGAGGTCGACCAGTAACCCATCTACCTATAATCGACAAAGACACTGGTAAGATATATAAGACATATACAGAAGCAGCAATTGATATTCATGGCGATAGAGCCAATGTGTATAGAGTTGCTATAGGTATCCAGACTCATCATAAAGGACATAAATTTGATTTTTTAGATGATGAATAACGTGCGCGGAAAAAACAGGGCGTGTAATAGAGAGAGAGTACTTTTTTACACAAGGACTCTTATTTTTTCTTGGAGGTTATGTAATGACTAAGCACTATAAAAAGGAATCTGATTTTCAGAAGGATGTTATACATGAAATACAAGAACGTCTTCCCGGGTCAATAGTCATGAAGACCGATCCTAGATATATTCAAGGTCTCCCTGACCTCTTGGTGTTATTTAATGACCGATGGGCGTCTTTAGAATGTAAAAGATCGTCTACGGCTACTAAACAACCAAACCAAGATACTTATGTCGAAAAGATGAATGATATGTCGATATCTCGTTTTATATATCCTGAAAACAAAGAGGAGGTATTGAATGAAGTTCAATCCGCATTACAATCTCGCAGGAAGTCACGCAGTATTAGGGGCAAGTAATTATCATTGGGTTAATTATTCTCCTGACAAGTTAGTTAATACTTATAATAATCTGCTTAATAAACAGAGAGGTACTAAACTACATGAACTAGCTGCGAACTTGATATCCATGCGAGTTAAATTACCAAAGACAAAACAAACGTTGAATATGCATGTCAACGATGCTATTGGTTTTAAGATGGATCCAGAAGTTGTTTTATATTATTCAGATAATTGCTTTGGGACTACTGACGCAATATCTTTTAAAGACAACTTATTAAGAATTCATGATTTAAAGACTGGATTTAGTGAAACTAATATTCTTCAATTGAAGATATATGCAGCGTTATTTTGTTTAGAGTATCAATATGAACCAAAAGATATTCAGATGGTTCTTAGAATCTACAAACTGGATGATATTCAAGAATGTATACCAGATCCTAATGAGATCAAATATATTATGAACAAGATTATAGAATTTGATAAACTCATAGAATCTGTTAAACGAGGAGGAGAGCTATAATGCACGACACAGATGATTTTTTAGTTGGATTTGACGTTATTGTTGATGAAAACGATACAATTGAACATTATGGAACTCCTCGACATTCTGGTCGATATCCTTGGGGATCTGGTGAAGACCCTTATCAGAAGGGCGGAGCCCCATTTTTAAAGTATGTCGATAATCAGCGAAAGAAAGGTCTTACTGAGACTCAGATTGCTGAAGGCTTAGGCATTACTGTTAAGAAGTATAGAGCTCGTATTGCGATATCTGATGCTCAGAAGAGACAAGATGACTATGCTATTTATGAAAAGTTAAAAGCTAAGGGTTATTCCAATGTTGCAATCGGTCGTAAACTAGGCATGAATGAATCTAGTGTTAGATCTTTAGCTGATAAAGACAAATACGATAGAAAAACAGCGATTCTTAATACTGCCAACATGCTTGAAGATAGTGTTAAGAAAAACCGATATGTCGATATTGGTTTAGGAACTGAAATCGGTATATCCGGTGCAATGGGTATGGGTATTACTAAAGACAAACTTGAAAAAGCTGTCGTTAAACTAACTGATAATGGATACAAAGTTATGCAGTTATATGTCACACAGCTTGGCACTGGCCAAAAGACAACCACTTTGGTATTAACTGATCGAGATGTATCGTATAAAGAATTAATGGCCAATCGAGATAAGATTGCATTAGTTGGTGAATATTCAAAAGACGGTGGTCATACATTTGAAAAAGCTGTTAAAGGCCCTATCAATAGTATTTCATCAGATAGAGTTAAGATAAAATACGCTGAAGAAGGTGGCGTAGAGAAAGATGGAGTCATCGAACTACGAAGAGGTGTCCCAGAGTTATCATTGGGTAATAATAAATATGCCCAAGTTAGAATTGGGGTTGATGGCACTCATTACTTGAAAGGTATGGCTGTATATAGCGATGATATACCCAAGGGGTATGATGTTGTATTTAATACTAACAAACATCAAGGCATTGATAAGATGGATGTTCTAAAGCCTATGAAAGAAGGAACTGATCCTGTTAAAACTCCAGAAAGAGTATTCGGAACAACCTTTAGACAAACAACTTATAAAGACAAAGATGGTAAAGAACACATATCTGCAGTAAACATCGTTCGTGAAGAAGGCGAATGGGGAATGTGGTCTAAGAATTTAGCATCTCAGTTCTTATCTAAACAAACAATTGGTCTTGCTGATAAGCAGCTTACATTAGCTAAACGATTGAAAGAAGACGAGCTAAATGAGATCTTGTCAACTAGTAATCCAACTGTTAAGAAGAAGTTACTTGAATCTTATGCTGATGGTTGTGACTCAGATGCTGTTCATTTGAAGGCAGCCGCATTACCTAGACAACAATACCAAGTAATTCTTCCTTTTAGAACTCTTAAGAATAATGAATGCTACTCAACTAACTACAAAGAAGGTGAAGAGCTGGCATTGATTCGTTATCCACATGGAGGAACTTTCGAGATTCCATTAGTTCGAGTTACTAGTAAGAACAAAGAAGCTAAATCAGTTCTTGGTAATGATGCTAAAGATGCTATTGGAATCAACTCAAAGGTTGCTGAACGATTGTCAGGAGCTGACTTTGATGGTGATACAGTTCTTGCTATTCCAACAAGAGGAAACAAGATTGTAAGCACAAAAGCTTTGAAAGAGCTTGAAGGCTTCGATCCTAAAGCTTTATACAAGTTACCAGATTCTGCTCCAAAGATGACAGAGAAAGCAAAGCAAGTTCAAATGGGTAAAGTTTCAAACTTGATCACTGACATGACTTTAGCTGGTGCAGACATTGGAGAAATCGCTAGAGCTGTAAAGCATTCAATGGTTGTAATCGATGCTGCGAAGCACCATTTAGATTGGCGAAAGTCTGAGTTAGACAACAACATTGCCGAACTTAAAGAAAAGTATCAAGGTTCTAAGAATGCTGGCGCTGGAACTCTTATCTCAAGAGCTAAAGGACAGCAAAGAGTTGATCAAAGATCTAATCGAGGTTACACAATCGATCCAGAAACTGGTAAGAAAGTCTTCTTATATACTGGTGATGTGATGAAAACCAAAGATCCAGTTACTGGAAAGTATATTGATCGACTAGATAGTAAGGGAAATCCAATGAAGCGTCAAACCATATCTACAAAGATGTATGAAGCCGATGATGCTAGCGCCTTATTATCTAAGAACCCTACTAAGATGGAGCTTTTATATCGTGACTATGCTAACCATATGAAGAGACTAGCCGATAAGGCCCGTAAGATATTGGTTGGTGTTAAAGATATTGAATATTCACCATCAGCTAAGAAGATCTATCAGAACGAAGTGGACTCTTTGAACGCAAAACTTATTTTAGCAGAGTCTAATAAGCCTAAAGAACGTAAGGCACAGATACTAGCCAATGTTATATTAGCTGAACGTAAGGCAGACAACCCTAACATGTCTGCAGAAGAGGAGAAGAAGGAGTCCGGTCGTGCTCTTATTCAGGCAAGAGATAGTATTGGGGCTAAGAAACAGCCAGTAGTTATATCTGAAAAGGAGTGGGCAGCCATTCAAGCAGGCGCTATAACTCCTACTAAGCTACGAAAGATATTAGACAACACCTCTTTAGACTCAGTTAAAGCGTTAGCAACACCAAGAGATCATATTCAAATGACCTCTAACAAGATCCAATTGGCTAAATCATATTTGGCAAGCGGCTATACCTGGGCAGAGATATCTACCCAGATGGGTGTACCGGTTTCCACACTACAAGATGCGGTGAAAGGAGAGTAATTCATATTTATGGAATCTACTATTACATATATGCTATCCACTACGGACAACCCATATAGCCCATTCACCCAATTTGATGAATGGAAAGCGTTTGATGAGTCAAAAGGATATTTTACCTGTGAATACTTAGCTAGAATTGCGAATACTTCATCCGAACTACCAGATGATATTGCTGACAAGGCAGTTGATGATGCAATCAATGATATTTGCAGACTAAATGTGTTAGGCATTTACAGAAGAGTTAAAGAATCTGACTTTAAATAGATTCAATTCAATGTTCTTACAAGATTCAATGCAGGTTTTGTTGAACTTTGCGAATCTTTTAAGATAAAAGTGGTTATAGAATCCGCGATTTTAGCTTTA